TGCCTTTTTTCCCCAGCCACTTCTTGTAAGCAGGTGAGAGCTCCGGCCAGCGGCCAGGCCTCCCCTCCCGGGAGAAGTTCTCCTGGACCGCGTCAAGCATGTCTTCTGAGATGTCCCGCATAACCCGCGAAAGGTCGCCGCCTTTCCTGGCCAGCCGTTCCAGGTTTTTGGTTACCTGCTTGTCTTCGATTTTGACATCGATCATGTCGGGCATTGCGCAACTCTCATAATGGTGGTATGGTTTTAAGCAAAGGGTAACGGGCGACAGCAGGAAATTCGGTGTGCCTGCGGCATGTGAGTCTTGCACGTGGCATGGAGGGACTGCCGGCCTCCCGTCCGTTACTCGATTTTCCCTCTCACCTGAGTGTATTTTCTCTTGTCCAGCAGGGCCTCTTTTCCTACCTTGAACACTGAACGCACGGCATTTGTCTGCATCTTTACCTTCTTTTCCCAAACATCAGGCTCGACGACCACCTTTACCTTGCGCGGGTCGTCAAGCGACGGCATGACATAGAGCAACTTCCCGTCGTCATTGTCGTAAAGCACAGCTTGCGGCGTCAAGACGGCATTGGGAAGGCTGTCCCATTCGGCATCGGAGAGGGCGTCACCTGACTTTTTGTGCCGTTCCGCCTTTTTGCCGACAACGAGTCTATCTTCAATTATTATGGCCGCGGTTGAAGGCATGACCCCTTTTGACTCCAGGAACTGTATTTCCTCCGGCGCCATGGCTCCAAGCGTGGTAAAGCTGTGCCTGGTGACCTTCGACTTACGTACCTCGGCAATCCATGTTGCATATCCACTTTTTACCTCTCGTGCCACCAATGGGCCGAGATCTCGGAATGTCATCGCCCCGAGCGGAGCCGTCCAGTCAGCGAGTTTGTCAACTGCTATTCTCCCTGCTCCCGCCTTTCCCGGGTTGTAGCTCCACCCGGCATCCGGGGCCATGGCCACCGGCCGGCCATTGAGATCCTTCGTTTTCACCGTGGTGGCCTGGTACATCCGGCTGCCGTCCCGGGTAAGCGGCTTTTCCACCTCGCCCAGGTTGGCATCCGCCCCTGATCCGGAGGTTGAGCGCTTCGCCGCCTCTCCAGCCTTCACCTTTTCCTCTAGCCCCGATTCATCCAGGGCGCGGACTGAACAGCGGCAGCGGAAACCGTTGGGCGGAAAGTGACTGTCCCAGAATGGATCATCGAAGCGGAAGGCCAGACCGTTCAGCGCCGAATGAGCCGGCCGAGTGCGCTTGTCCATGACCGCCACGTACATCCACCAGGGACGGGATTCCGTACTCTCCATCATTCGCTGGTAGTGGCCCACCATGTAGGATGTCTGTATGTTGGTTTCAAAGATCGTCCTGAGCCGGTGTGGTCCGACGTTGGCGACTTCCCCGGTCGCCTCGTTCACCACTTCGCCCCACCAGCCCTTTGCTTTTAACCTCGGGGTTAAATTCTTCTTCCAGTCAGCGAAGGTTAGCCCCTCGTCCATGGCCTTCCTGAGTTCTCCATGTATGTCCTGGAGAATGTCCGTGCGCATTACCTTGGCTACGGTGAATGCCCGGGCGTGAGCGTCCTCCAGCATCTCGTGCCAGTCCCAGGTAATCCGGAAGCCCTTCGACTCGAAATACTCGATCGCCTTTTCCGGCTTGAGGCCGAAGGCATATTTCAGATCAACGTCCGGCATCGAGCCTGCCCATGATCTCCGCCACGAAGAGCGCCCTGGTCAACACATCCTGGAGGGATTCGGTGTTCATGGCAGGGTATGCCTCCACCAGCATCTCCATAGCCGCGGCATAGTCGCCGGTTTCCTGAAGCCCGGTTATAATCGGCATCAACACCGTCTTTATCTCACCTTGAAGATCGTCAGCGGAGAATGAAGAGATAAAAGTATCGATGACGGCCTGACCTGTCGCCCCGGAATCTTCCTGATTCAAGGCCACTTGGTTGGGAGCTGTCTCATTGCCGCCCTTGGGCGGAATAGCTGCGGGCGGTTGCCCCAGCAGGTCTTCAGGCTTTGCCTTTTCGTCAGGGTCCGGCAGGCCCAGCTTGTCGCGGATCACGCTCTGTTCTACCTTGAGCCCCAGGGGCACGAGCTTGTCCAGGGCGTCGACCAGAGCAGCGACATCCTCGGCATCCGGCGCCCGAAGTTGCAGCACCGGGTAGTTTTCCTGCGGCCCGAAGTTCAGATCGATGAACGGCCGCACCAGGTCGCGGTTGAGGGTTTCTTCCAACTGCTCCGCGTCATCGTCGCGGATGTCCTCGCGCACCTCTGCCTGGAGCTTTTCATCACCAAGTTTCCCGGGTGTGCCGGAACTGGACGCCGTCTGGCCCAATATGCCCTTGGAAAGCTGGTCGTCCAGGTAGTCAGCCAAGAGCTTGAAGAAGTTGGAAGATCCGCTGCTCTTGGAGGCTTCTGCAAAATCTATTGTCATTGATTCGGGCATGATGGCCGCTGCGTCGCTCCCCAGATTGGCCACCGCTGCGCGCAGGATATCCTTTTCCTCCGGGGTAGCGCTCGGGCCATACTTGCCCATCCGGATTGGCATGCCGAACACCTCGGCGAAGGCAATCCAGTCTTTTACCGTGTACCCCTTGCACATGAACGCCCAAGCAGCAAGGCGGGCCAGCCCGCCCCGGATCGGGATGCCGCTTTTGATCTTCGGTGCATGGACGATGAACTTGTACGGCGACAAAGGAACCCCGTCAGAGAGATCCGCTTCGTCACGGAGCCTGATCTCGCTCTGGCTCACCCGGTCGGTCTGGAAAAAGCGGGGATCTCTCCAGAGATAGCGTTCCGGTAACCAGCGCGAGCCGCGGCTCCAGATGATTTCCACTGCGCTCAAACCCTTACCGAGCGCATCCAGACAATCTTTCACCATGCCCCTGAAGCCCGGCCGTGCAACCAGCGACCGCACCGCGTCGGCCAGCTCGATGTCCTTCTTTTCGTCGGAAAAGGCTTCGACTGTTACCGGCAGCCGGGAGACGGCAAGCTTCCGTTTCCCCAGTTCGCAGGCATAGTGCAGGTCCCGCTCTTCCATTTCCTCCGCCAGGGTGAGGTATGATTGATGGTCGCCTTCGGAAGCCTCCCGAAGGAGCGAAGCAAGGCGCTGCGGAGTAAGGCCGGCGGCGGCAGTCTCATGCCAGATGGTGCGGATGCCGGTAAGCGAAGGTGCGGCATGCTCGCGGGCAAGATCCTGTGTCCTGACCGGCCGGCCGTATGCGTCGTAAAGGATCGCCATTTACCACATTCCTTTCTGTCGGCCGAATCCGGCCGTTGTCCTGACGGGTCGGGCAAGATCCTGGTAGTCCTTTGGTTTGATCGGTTCGTAGGCATACTGCCTGACCGGCCCGCTTGCGGCGTTGAGTGCCAGGAAACACGCCCAGGTGCGGTCTGCGTGGCCCGCGTTGTCGCTTTCTGCGACAAACCGGCTGTTCCCGGTCGGGCCAGTCACCCGCTGGAGTTTGTGCAGGTCGGCCCGGAGCGTCGAATCTCCCAGAGGTATCCGGATTTTCCTGTCCTCGAAAGCTTCCTTACCAATGGTGGCCATGGTCAGCTTGTTGGGCATGGTGAACAGAACTCCCTCGACGCGGCTTGTGCCGTGCCTTCTCTGGGCGTCCTCAACCGGCTTTTCACCCATGCCGGTCTGATCCATGCAGCAGCGCAGCACGTTGTATCGTCTGAATACGTCATCCAGCAGCATGTCCTGTTCGGCAAAACTGGCCCGCTTCCGTGCTATAATTTCCCGCGTCCAGTGCACGTCGCCGATCTGCTCCAGAACGAAGATCACGAACAGGTCGTTCCGTGCGCCGATATCCACCCCGACGAAGCATGGTCCGCCGGCATAGCCTTCCGGATCCCCGGCCCGGTCGTGTTCGCAGCCGTTGATCAACTCGAAAGACAGCCAGGCGCTGGCTTCGTCCAGCCATTTCAGCTCGTACTCCTGCTGCCAGGCGTCTTCATCGTCCAGGGCCGCCCTCAGCTCCTCGATGTTTCGAGGCAGCCCGTCGGCAACCGCCTGGTAGATATCCGTCACCTGGCGGTACCAGATGGGGTCGTCACCGGTCATGAGATCATAGAACTTGTTGCCCTTGCCGTTCGGTGTGGAAACCACGCGCAGCTTCCATCCCGCCGAGATGACCGGAAAGAGCGCCGCCCAGATCTTGCGGCTGTCGGCATGGAAGGCGAATTCGTCAAGGAACACATTGGCAGAAAAACCCCTTGCCGTGTCCGGGTTGGCGGGCAATGCCGTGATGCGGCTACCGTTCGGGAATTCCACCTCCAGCGCCCGGTAGCTCGCTTCCCCCTTCCAGTCGCTTTCCGTGGCTTTTATGACCGCTCCCAACGCCTGGCAGTGGCGCTTGACCCCTTCCTCCATGGCTTCTTTCGCCTGGCGCTCGCCGCGGGACAAGATAACCCAGCGGGCACGTCTCCCTTCCAGATCCGCAAGCTGGCAATCGCGGGCAATCTCGAAGGTGCTGGTGAAGGTCTTGCCGGTCTGACGACTGAACATGCCGATCTTGAACCGGCTATCATTGCCGACCCACTGCTGCTGATAAGGGTAGAAGAGGGGACTAGACACCGTAGCTCTCCCGAATAATGCGGCGCATGTCGTCGGAGGTCACTTTAGAACCGGCCTTGTCCAGGGTGTCTACCTTGGCCAATGCCTTGGCTGCAGCCTGCCGCCTGATGTCCTCTTCCCGCTTAACATTCTCCGAAGCCGCTTTCTCCAGCCGTTCAACAGCTATTGAAAGGTCCTTCAACATCTTGGGTGGAATGGGGTCTTCACCCTCGGAAAGCGTCATGGCGCAGTCGAAAGCCAGCGTCCGGACCATTTCGTTCAGGAGATGCCCGACTTGCCCCTGGGGCTGAGCGCCCAGCTTGCCGATCCACATCTCGGCAACCTCCCGGGATTGTTTCAGCTTCGAGCCGACCTCCTCCATGCGCAGAGCATAACGGTTGACCGCGCTCTTGCTGAGGCGGTCAGGATGTCCCTCGTTGGCGAGAATCGCATTGATCTTGGCGGTCGCCTCAAGCTGGGTGCAGCGGGGATCGCGGAGGCACTCCTGGAGCTTCTCCCGGATATCGTCGGGCAGCAGGTCTATGGATGACGGTTGACGTCCCATATCAAACCCTTGGGTTCGGGCGCTTGACGCCCGGCACACCGGCCCGGCCACAGGCCACGTCCGCGCCGCGCTGGGTGATGGTCGCCACCATGTAACCGGCTACGTCTTCGATGGTGACGAGCTGCTGCTCGCGGAGCCACGCCAGCTGGGTCCGGATGCAGTCGCGGCTGCAGCGGTGCCCGAACTTTTCCACCACGGAATGAATGATGCTCTCATTGTGGCTGTAGCCGAGATCCTGCTCCAGCGCCCTGAGGATCACCAGGCGGATATCGGATATGAGGAGATCGTTGAAGGGCATTACCGTTTACCTCCCTGGTTGATCAGGTATTCGTTCATGAGGTCAACGGCCCGGTTGAGGCCGTCAATTTTGCCGTCCATGCGCTCCAGCTTGCCCACGGCTTGGTTCATCCGCTCTTCCAGCCTCGGGTGATAGGTGCATGACGGCGGGTGCTTGACCTCGTTTTCAAGCTTTGCAAGCCGCTTTTCCGCGTCGGCAAACCGGTTGTTCGCCACCTTTTCCCGCAGGTTCCACCAGCCGATCACGCCGATTACGGCAATCCCGACCGAGTTGGCCACGCCGAACCAGAAATTCAGGGCCTGGTAGTTGAGGTTTGTCACTCTGATCTCCGTTCGAAGTCGGCCTGACAGTCAACGCACCGGAAGCAGCCCGGAACGAGCACCCGACGGGCCTTAGGTATTGGTTCGCCGCAGTCGATGCACTCGGCGGCTGCGAAGCCGGTAAAACTTTCTGTCTTGCGGCTGCCCAGGGCGAGCGACCTGAAAAACTCGTCACGCTCCTGGGCGCGGTCTATCTCGTCGGCCATCAGTCCGAAAGCCCGGCGACGGCCGCTTCAATCGCTGAATTGACCATGCGGGCGGTGAAATCCTTGCCCAGTTCGAAGCCCTTCTTTTCCAGGGCGAGCACGATCTCCGCATAAGCGCCATCCCGCTTTTCAGCGGAGCTGATCGCCTTGGCAGCGGCAGCCTCCACCGCCGCAGTCGCCGCAGCCGTCAGTATCGGCCCGACCGCCGTCAGAAACTGCTTGATCATCGGACGGAAGAACGTCCACAGGCTCGACGCCAGAAATTTCACTTTTTCCCACATCTTCGGTCTCCTTTCGTCTGCGGAACAGTCGGCAGAGCCACTGGTCCCAGTCACAGGCAAATGTTTTGCTGAAGAAAAATTTCACGGGAATTGGCCGGGCACCTTCCCGTCCCACTGTTTGGGCGGGGGTGCGACATCCGGCGTCGCAATGGCTCCATTTGGCGTAGCGGCAGCGGGCGGTTGCTCAGCAGGCGCCTGCAGTTCCTTGATTGCGGCCTGGGTCTTGACCGCCTTGTGCGCCAGGCCCAGAGCGGTAATACCGGCCGAGATGGCGCCTATGCTGCCTTCAAGTCCCATCTTCGGCAGGCCCTGATCGGGAAAAATCTCGGCGATGATGCCGGTGACGCCCACCAGGATAAACCCGACGCCGCCGATTTTTGTTTTGTAACCGTCAAGCTTTTTGCCGACGAAACCCAATAGTTTTCCGATGAACCAGTTTTTCATAGGGCGTCTCCTATAAACTTCTTCACCTTCATGACGTATGGCTGGTTGATGTACTCACCCGATTCATCCTTCCTCGGGCTGCCCTGGTTGTAAGCGCTGATGACGCCGTCCCAGCCGTGCGCCTCGTAATGGCGGTCGCGCAGCTTTGCGAGGAGCAGACAGCCGAAGTGAATGCCGGTAACCGGGCCGCACAGGGCCGAAAGATACGGCTCTTTGCAGCCCATTTCCCGGGCGACTTGTCCCATGACCTGCATCAATCCCCAGGATGTTGCACGGGCGATCTGCTCGGTCGCTTTCGATGCGCCGAATGTGGGCGCGGCAGGCGGAACGTACCGTTTTGCGAATGCCGGCTCATAGCGCATGGCAACGGGGTTGCCACCGCTTTCGGTCAGGATGATGGCCTTGACCAGGTCGGCTGGAAGTTTATGCGTGGCTGCCGCCAGCTCGGCGACGGAAACGAGGTTTGCGGGTAACGGCATAACGGCTCCTTAAGGAAAAGGCGGCGGGTGGGCAGAACGAGAGAAGAACCCACCCGCCTTTGCATGGAGAAAAGCATGGCTGACTCGGAGACTACATCAGGGGAGGAAATCGTCTAAGGGGAAGACATTCGACAACAAAAAGCCCCTGCCGGGGATGACAGGGGCTTGGTGGATCTTACCGATTTATGGCGTTGTTTTATGCCTGTTTTACTGAATTGTAAAGATCATTCTTCTAAACCTTCGAAAAGTGATATTTGATTTTTTGCCGCAGCCAAAGGCCGGATGGCGGCGATAATGTTGTAGACATGGCGCTCGGTAATACCGAATTTCTTTGCCAGATCCAGGTGGTTGTGCCCGTTGAACTCATCCCAGATCTGCCAGTCCCGCGTCTCGTCTCCCCTGGGGATATAAATGGCGTCCCCGCCGTATATTTCGCGCAGCGTATCAACCACGATGCTGGCGGCTCGGTCAGCATGATCGGGTGCGAATCTGGCAGCAGACAAGCGTTGCCGGATCTCTACCCGCAGCTCCTTCAATAAACTCGATCTCTTTGACATTGCTTTCTCCTTTTACACTATCCCCATTTTCGCCTTGAGCTGCGAGAGCGCTTCCAGACCCTTGCGCCGGTCTTCCTCGGTCGGTTCCGGCATCGGCAACGACTGTTGCGGTAGCCGTCTCGGCATCAACTCAATAAGCTGCGCCGGCGCAGGCCATTCCTTGATCTGCGGAAAAAGCCGCTCGAACCCGGCGCGGATGCGCGGCGCGTCGATCTGCTCAATGATGCAGACTTTCCTCAGAGTCAGAAACCAGACGTCCGCATTCATGGTGATCATGTCGCCAGCCGGTGAGAATTTAAGATTCTGCGCAACCAGGGCCTGAAGGCCCGTGGCGATCTCCAGCCGGAGCCAGTCATTACCGGCCCATTCGGCAAGGGAGGCAAGGGCGGAGGCACGTTTACTGGCTCCACCTTCCTTCCTCGAAAGTGAAGGAGCGGACGACACGGCAGGAGCAGAGGTGCTCTCCAATACCCGCTTCAGGTAATTGTGATTTTTGAGCGGTTTTGCCTGCCCCTGTTCCCTTTTTTGCCGGAGCGCTTCGGCTGTTTCCGCCATGGCCGCGGCAAGGTGAGCCTGGTTGACTGACAGTTCCATCGCCTCCTCAGCCAGCTTGAGCGCCCGGTCATAGGCCAGTGCCCGCTTCTCGCTGCGAAAGAGGGAGAGGTATGAAAGCAGGGCAGGAGCCAACGGCCCGGCCTTGACCACAAGGCACAAGAGATCCCGGCCGGCCTGATCCTGAACGAGGGCCTCGATGGAGAACGCGCCGTGGCAGAGGGGACAGTGGAAGATCATCCGAATACCTCGATCAGCTCAATACTGGAAAACGTTTTCTCATAGTGGCGGCGAATTTCGGTAACATTTCTCCAAATCATTGAAAAATAATGGTATTTTGCGTCAGGATCATAATTGTATTTTCTGAGCATCCTTTTGGGCCATTTTTTTAACTCTGCTCTCCGTTTTGGAGTCCATAAAAAACTATCGATCTTACGCAAGAATCGTTGCTCCGGATATTCTTTGGACTTTCCAATCCAGTCAGCTTTACAAATTCCGTCCACATAAACAATAATGCCCAGCTGATTCATTGAAACCTGTCTTCTCTCGAACGTGATTAACTTGCCGTCAACCATAAGTTTGGCAAAGCCGTAAACACCGGCTAGGGCCTTTTCAACCCTTTTCCAATCTTCCTTTGTCATCCTACCTCCCCAGCCACTGCTTCAGAGCCTCGATCACGGTGGACGCCTGGCGCGAATTGAGCCACTGCAGCGCAACCACTCCGGTCATGCGTTTGCAGTAACTGGCAAGCGCCCGCTCGGAAGCGTCCCGGACCTTGCCGACCTCATGCAGCGCCAGCCACAGCGCACGGATCTTTCTGCTCTGCGGATCGTCGGCCAGGACGCGGGAAGGTCGGCTTTCCTTGCCAGATTTGCTTCTGGCTTTCCAGCCCAGTTCGCGGAACCGATCAAGCACAGCCTCCCGGCCTTTCCAGTCCAGGTCGGCGGCCGACTCAACCCCACCAGCCTGATACAGAATGTCCCGGTAGGTGTCGTCATCGAGGCCCAGGTCTTTTTTCCCGATGTGGATTTTTGCCAGTTCTTCTTTGCGGAACTTGTCGTAACCGGACGGTTTGCGTGCTGTCCTTGCCATGGTCCCCCCCCATTTTCACTATTGTCGAATCAGTTTCACCGGCTCCGGCCACGGTTGTTTCTGCCCCGGCATGAATTTCTTGTCGATGTCCACGAACCCCTGACAGTGTCCCGGCCATTGCCGGATAGGCTGTGAGTGTTCCGGGTGTCGGCAGTACCGTTGCAGCCCCAGAAAGCCGAAGAACTTGCACTCGCCGCAGGCCATCAGGCGCCCAGCCAGTATTCGAAAACGCCCTTGCAGCCTTTGACCGGCCGGCAGGAAACCGGTATGCCATTTTCCCGCAGCTCGGCAGCGATGCTGTTGACCGCGCAGACGTTCGCAGCGTCGATGATCTCCCGCGTGGTGTATGCCCTACCATCAGACAGGAGCTTCAAAACCTTCTGCAGTCGTTCCGAATTCCTGAGCTTCGCGTAGTGGATAGATCCGGTTCGTGGCATTTGATCTCCTGTTCGCTGTATGCTGTTTAACTGTCTAATGTTTTGAGGCTGCATCATCAGGCCCGGAGCGCCACCTCCGGACGACTGACCATTTTGCCGAGGCCGGCAAAATGGTCGGTTTCGCATCTTTCAGAACTTATACTTGCTCGGCCTCTGTTCGAACCGGTCGCATACACCGTCTCTGGTTACCGTGTAATGCCTGGTGACACCCAAACCGAGAACCCGGCACTGGTGTTCTCGAAGGACTTCGGTGCCGGGTGACTCGACGATATGCACGCAAAGGCCGCAATTGGTTGCAGCGCAATTCCGCCCGGTCCGGTACCTGACCTCCTGTTTCCTTGTCATGCGCCCTCCCGTTATTTGATCTCGGCGATCAACTCGCCGTTGTCCATGTTGCGGTGCACAGCCAGAAGCAACCCGTCGCCGAAGCCGTCACTGATCGGCAGATCATCCGCCATGCCGGAGAGAGCTTCCTTCAGAGCTCCCACGGTTTCGATTCCCTCGATCTCTCGTTCCAGTCTGTATTCAGCCATTGCCATTTCTCCTTTGGGTGTAAATTTAGGTCGCAATGCTCAGGTTCAACTGCTGGTAGCTGCCGTCCGGCTGCCGCTCGTAGAACCTGACATATGCCTTGCTGTTGATCACCTGCACGCTGTCGCTGATCGCCTGCATGGCCTGCTGCCATGTTTCGTCCTCAATGTTGATGCGCCGGAGCCCCAGTATCCGCCGAGTGTTGATCCGCCCGGCCTTGTCCACCTGGAAGGCATCGTTGACGATGGTGCGCAGCTCGGCGCTGCTACCGTCGCTCCAGCGCTTCAGGCAATCGTCGATCAGTGCCTTTGCCGCGTGGAGCCGCTCGTCGAAACGTATGAACTCGTCAATGGCGCGTACCAGCTTGAAGCGGCCGTCGAAGCTGTGCAGGGTCACGTTGCCCCGGTTCCCGCCCAACCGTGCGCCGTACTTCTCGGCGGACAGTTCAACGAACGCCTGGATGTCGTCCATGGATGTGGATTTGAATTCCGTAATCGTGGACGAAAGGCACCTTGCCTTGTCCATCAGCTCCAGCACCAGGTCGTTTCGGGCGATATCCACTTCCTTGATGCTCTCCACCGGCACCAGCCGTCCCTGGGTGTCCTCCATGTATCCTTGCGGTATCTGCTTATTTTCCACGTCGTTTAACCTCCTTTAAATTCTTCTTGAATTGGGCTTTAGCCGCCGCTATATCGCGTTCCACGTCAGCCATCATCGCCGTGGTCTGCGCGTCAAGCCACGCCTGCTGCGCCCGGTACTTCGCGGCCATCGTCGTCTGGAACCGGTCGTTCGCGGCATGAAGCCGCACGGTCCAGCCCGCGACACCGCCGATTACGAATGCCATCAACACGAATACGGGCCATGCGGGTATCATCGTTTCCCTCCTGGTTCTCACGCCTGCCCCTCGCGTCTGACCAGCACACGGTAAAACGGCTGTGCGGTTGGGAATATCTTCTCGATGCGGCCCTTCGCCCCAGCCAATCGCGGCGGGACGAGACTTCCCGTCAGCACCAGATTCACCGCCAGAGATGCTGCTCTCATCGATTGTGCCTTCCGCCATTTGCGGTATTTCAGCCAGCAGAGGATCTGTTTCATTGTCATTTCTCCTTTCGTTCATGGCCATGATCCGTTCCATCCGTTCGTCAGCCCGGCCGGCGCTGACACACAGTGCCCACACAAATACCGCTGCGATCACGAGAACGACTGCAAACGCCGTCATGCCCGCCTCCTCCCGTCGATGCAGTGACACGGTCTGCCGGCGTGCTTATGAGCGTTCCGCTCGATACTGTCCGGAGATCTGCGCGGGTAGTCCCTGTAGAACCGCTCGCCGCAGCAGACGCAGCCGACGGACACGACATACCTGCCTGACTTCTCCGGGATGAGGACGCCGCCGCATTTCGGACAACAGGGGCGAACATTAGAATTCTTGATTTCACCGGTGTTAAGGTTTACCTTCTCCGATGCTTGTTCGTTCATGGTTTGCCTCCGCATTTCTTGCATTGCCGGTACAACTGGACCCTGAGCGGGTTCGTTGCGGCAAAAGGCCGCTTCCTGTTCTCAGAGCACTTCCTGAGCGATATCTCTCCCAGCACCGGGCATATGACGGTCGAAGTGCCGAAGATCTCTTCAACCCTGGTCAGCAGGTTATCCAGGCTTCCCTGGTAAGCCCCCTTCAACGCCTGGTTGATGGCAGATGGAGAATATCCGAGACGGCGGGCAACTTCGGCCTGACCGAACTCGGCGCATTTCTCACGCAGCAGTTGCATCCGGTCGGTCGTGGTCATTGTCAACCTTCTCCTCTCTCTCTTTCTCTGTTTCTTTCTTTGTTTCTTTCCCAGATTGCTTCAAAAATTTGTCAGAGCGGCCAATCCCAAGGACAGGGACTGTCGGACCGATATCATTGCAAATAATGTATTTCTGATAGTCTCCAACCGTTCCGCCCTTATAGCCGCCAATTTTAGATACATATCCATGCTGTTCGAGGCGGCGCACGAATTTCTGCGCATTGTCGTATTTGAGACCATCAACAGTTGTCATTAACCCGGGGATTGTGAAAGTGCGCATGATTCTGATGCTCCGCCATATGTTCTGACGGAGCGATTTCACGTCCGCCGGCATTTTCATACCTCTTTTCCCAGCCATTGCTCCTCCTTCTGGTACCGCATGTCAGTTTTGGTTGCCCCCCACCGATCGGTGGAATCACATTGCAGTCCTGTGGGGAAAAGAGATTTCACGTTCCATTGGTGACTTTTTTCCTGCCGAACGTGGGCTGGTCGAAGTAGAGCGGGCGATCACCCCATTGGGCCAGGGAAATGACATCGAGGCCGTTTGTCAGGGCAAACTTCTCGATCTTGGTAAGGCCGATAATGATGCGGCCGATGTTGCCGCCGGTTTCCTTGTGCAGATGCCGGGACAGGTCGTCGGTAAACCTGACTTCGCACACTTCGTTGGCAACCTGCGTCGTATCGTCCAGATCCAGGCCCTTGAATTCGATCCACTGGGTGATGCGGCGGGCGATCCGCTCATGGGTGCGGATACGGCGGGCGATGTCTTCCATGCCGATCAGGATCACCGGGCAGCCGGAAAGGTCGTAAATATCGCGTAATGAGTCGACCATCTCGAACTGGCGGAAGCAGTAGTCCGCCTCGTCGATGAAGATCGGCCGGGGCTGGCGGCCATCCCTGGTCAACTCTTCGACGATAAACTCCACCATGTCCGAGCGCCGCAGCATGCGCTTGCCGCCCAGCTCCTTGCACAGGTCGCCGAGCATCGAGGTGACAGTCCAGCAGCCGACGGCGCGGACGTACACCGCGTCGTAAACATTGGCCACGTAAGCCAAGGCCGTGGTCTTGCCGGTACCGGGAGGCCCCCAGAGCAGACCCATGCCTTCCGTCCCCATAGGACGGTTCAGGAGGTCTTCGACCGACTGCATGAAGCGCCTCACGTCTTTTGTCTTTACCATTTCATGTCTCATCTGCTATATTCCTCCTATGTCAGTTAATCCCGCATGCGCGGGGAGATGGCCGCCGGTGGCGCAAACACCAGGCGGCTTCTTTATTTCTTCCTCTTTCTCTTTCCCTGTCTTTCTTGCGGCGGGGTCGCAGAAAATATCTCCTCGAACAGCAGCCGCTCTTCCTGCAGCCGTTTCTCTTCCGCCGCTTCCTCGTCCAACCGCTCTTGCTCTTCGTCGATTTCCCGGAGCCATTCCCTCGCGTCGCGCCGCAGATCCCGCAGAAATTCGATATACCCGCTGATTTTCCTGTGTTCTTCGACGCGGAGCGGCCGCCGCAGCTTGGCGAGTTCCCGCTCTTCCGTCTCGCCGGAAGTCCGGATAATGCTCTCCGCTTCTTCGCGCCACGCCGCCAGGGTCCGCTCTTCCCATCCTGGAAGGTTGCTGCCGTGGGCTTTCTTGAGCCGGTCCATGGCTTCCATGGCATGTCGGCCGATGGTCGGGTTGTCGAAAATATCCATTGATTTAAGTGCCATTTACTCCTCCTTGAACCTCCCCGTACAATACGGGTCTTCCTTGTACAGGCCGACGCGCCTGCCCAGCTCCTCCGACCGGTCCTTGTCGTTCGCCCAGGCTATTTCGTAAGGCTTGGCCAGGCCGAGCTTTTCGCGGGCACGGATATCGTCGTAGATCTCGTTCTGGTCGTTGAAGAACTTCCTCCCGTTCTCCTCCTGCTGCCGGCGTTTTTCTTCCCGCCGCGCTTCGCCTTCCAGCACCTCGGCCGGCAGCTCGATGTGCTCCGGAGCCGCTTTCTGTATCTCGATCGTGCCGATGCGCTCCAGCCGGATTTCCTCTTCCTTGACCGCCAGGCGCTTCAGGCGTTCCGTTTCCCGTTTTTCGGCTGACTGTTCGCTGATCGGCTTGGCAATGTAGCGGCGGCTGTTGCCCCTGAATGCGGCGATGCAGATGAGCCTGCCGTCCAGATCGCGGACCAGGACGCCGCGGGGGTCGTGGACGTCGTAGCCGACCCGGACCTGATCGCCGTGGAACTCTTCCAGCGAGCCGTTGAAATAGGGGTTGCCGAACAGTTGCACGGTGCATCGGTTGACCTTGCAGATTTTTTCCGGCAGGAACAGGTCGGCGACTTCCCACTGCTCCAGCTTGGGCGGCGCTCCCTTCTCGGCGATGCCCTTCTCCCACATCTCGTTGGGGCACATGTGGCGCATGTGGCCGGATTGCGGGTCGCGGATCTTGGGCAGCCCCTGGTGCGGCCGTGCATTGTAGTCGTCGATGCGCTCCTGGACCCACAACAGGAACTCGGGCCACGGCATGACGAAGTCCGACATGCCCTTCGTTTTCATGTCCTTCTTGATGATCTTGTGGACCTTGAGTTTTGTTTCCCGGTCCATGTCTCGGCCCTTGTAAGTCAGGAAGTTCTTCGCCTCCCGGTGCCACAGGTCGCGCCGAAGCTTCTCGATCATGCCCCGCGCCTGGGACTGGCGGGCGGTTGACGGAAGGTTCTGGATCCCCAGGCGGCTGACGATGCCCGT